TGTCCATAGCAATATTTGCTAATCTTTTATCAGGAAAATAAAAATGAGTAAGATGATTAAATGCTACATGAAGTAATTCATGTTTCAATATACCTAACTCTTTCTTTTTATCTAGTGAATCCCAGAAATCTTCATTAATACATAACTGGTAATTGATACCATTCTTACAAACTCCTGCAGTAGGAACTTGTGTCTTTGTCCAAATTTTATTTAGCATAATTAGAAAGAACCCATAAAAAGGTTCAATCATCATTAACTCTTTACTAGCTTTTGCTAGAGAGTCAGATTTGTTTTTTGTCATATTTTTCCTTTATAAAACTTACCTAAGATGTTACCGTTCAAATACTCATCTCTTATTAATACATCACATAAAAATTGTTGTCTTGCTTCCATATAAGATAGCTGAAGCTTTGAGTTACAAATACAAAGGATTTCTCTTTTAATTGGATAACCATCTTTCCTTGCTCTCTTTAATACTTCATTACTACTAAAGTATTTATGATAATTAAGCTTCTTTACTCTTTTGTATGTCTTTTTTCTTTTATCAGTAGGCATATCTTTCTTACGTAATTTAGTTTTTACATTGCTATAAAAGTTTTTCTTGCCTACATATTTAACAAACTTACCATTAAGTATTGTACTCATTTCATACACAAATCCTACAGCATCTTTTGGAATCATATCATCAGTAAATTCTACACCTTGATATTTCCAACACTCTAAATTGTGTTTAATTTGTGTTTTTAATTGTTCTTTCATTTGGTCTAAGTTGTTCTTTTAAAAGTTTAAAAAGAGTATTCCTTGTTTTATCTATACCATACTTTTTAACAGCATCAGATATATCTTTTTCAAGATCTAAGATAACATATTTAAAATTAAATTTATCTTGATATCTTTTCATAGACCTAACACCTGCTTCATCATTATCAAATACAACACATACATCTTTATATCTTTCAGTAATTTTATTTAAAGCAGCTTCTGGTATTAAAGTATTCTCACTATCTGGTGCAATACATTCTCCATTAGTAATCTTAAGTTTATTAAATGCAAGCATATCTTTGAGAGATGAACATATAATAAGAAATTCTTTATCATATTTAAGTTGTTCAGATCCCTGTATATAGTTTCTTACTTTTATAAACTTTTTCTTTTTTACTTTAGGTTGATATATTTTATACAATGTTCCATCATCTTTAAAGTATCCGTAGATATTTCTACCTTCAATCTTAATTACTTTCTTCTTACCATCTTCTTCTTTACTCATAGTATAATAAGTCAAAGGAGAAACATTATAAGCTTCAAGCAATCTAGAATTTATCTTATACATACTCCAATAGTTCTGATCAAAGTTAGTCCAGTGTCTAATCTCATAATCATCAACTTGATATTTATTATGTACTTTAAATTCTTTAAGAGGTGTGTATTTAGTATCTAGAGTATACTCATTATAATCTTGAATAACTTTTAATTTTGCTTTCCAATATGGAATATTATTTAATAACATTACCAATTTAATACTACTACCTGCATTACCAGTTGAGTAATCTTTAAAGAAATATTTATTAGTGCTTATCTCTCCTGGAAATAAAAACATTGATGGTGTTCTTTCTCTAGGATTAAATACTGATCTTATTTGAACAGTTTGTCCTGTTAGTTTTTCTTCTAGATTTAAATAGTATTCAAATACCCATTCAGTTGGAACTTCATTTATACTTGAAATTAAATTTTTAGTTGAAATCATAAATTAAATTTAATAAAAAAGGGAGCCATCCCCATGACTCCCTCTTAAATTAATTTAATTAATCTAAACTAAAGTCACCAGATGTATTACTAGGAATTGAAATATCCTCATCTCCAAAAGACTCTACATCTTTAATTTTAAGAGGTATTAAATGTTTAGGATCTTTTTCATTATAAGTCATAATTTTATTAGAACCTGGTTCACCAAAAGCAAATGTACCTTTCATTGGCTTTAGTAAAAACATATCATAGTTTATGTAACCATTTTTGTTTTCCCATTCTCTACCTCCAATAGCAAAATCTAAATATACTTTTTCACTATTTTGTATTTTATTATCAAAGGCTTCTACAAATGATTCAATTGTTTCATGTTTACCGTCTTCATTTGTAAACCAATTGGTAAATGTATCAGAATCTTCTGCTACATCTAGTGCTTTACACATGCTTTTAATAAATATTAAAATAGATCTATCTCTGTTTACCTTAAATCCTGATCTTGTTTCACCATCTGCATATGCATATCTGTTAGTCTTAACTCTACCAACTTGACCTGCGTATCTATCTCCATCTGGATTATTAGGATCAACTAAAAAACCTTCAAAGTCTTTAAGTGGTTCTGTTTCCACATTTAATATAAGATGATACGCATCTTCTACAAACTTAAACTTTTCTAAATTTAAGCTATTAATTTTTAACGTATGATTTCCGGGTGCAATTGTTTTTTTGACCGATGCACCTCCTTCTTGTAGGTCTTTTGTACTTAACGCCATTTTACTTTTGTTTTTGTTATTAATTAATCAATATATACTTTATTCCAGTGAGTATCAATCTCACCCTTTTTATTCATTTCAGATATAATTACTTCTTTATTTCTTAAATGATCTGGTCTTGCACCGCAAGTAACTCCATCATTATTATTAAAGTTAATTATTGTCTGATTACCTTTTCTATACATGTATCCAATAGCATCTGCATTAGCACATATAAGAGACTTAATTTTACCTGTCAAATCTATATTAGCTGACATAACCATTGAGCCTTTATCATCTACAACTTTATCCTTAATGTGTCCTGATAATATAACATGTGGTGCTAAGGTATCTATAAAATCTAAGACTTGAAAAAATGCTTGTCTCATATATAAATATCCTGCACCATTAGGTAAGGTTACTACATTATCTCCTTGATAACTTTTACCCATAGGAGTTTGTCTGTATAACTTTACAGCAAGAGGCATAACCATAGTTTCTAATGCAGTTACTGTATCAACAGTTACATATTTATATGGTTTACCTTGTTCTTTTATTGCTTTACCTGTATCTAATAACTCTTGTAAGTTATTTATTTTAACTTTTAGAGCTTCTACATATTCAGAACCTTGCTCTAAATCTAGAATAAGGTTATCTTCTAATCCTGCAAATGCAGTTGTTTTACCTGTCTTGGGCTTACTATAAATTATTAATCTCTTTGGATTAACTCTTTCTTTCTTTACTTTTTTTGTTGGAAGTACTATACTCATAAATCTTTAATTAAATTGTTTAACCACTTTTTGTTACTAATTGGCTTCTTCCAAAGTATTGAAGCAAAGTCTCTTATAGTCATCTGATTAATTGGATTATCAGTATTAGGATCTATAAACTCACTTTTAAAATCTGGAAAAGCATTTTCTATCTCTTCTTCTTTTTTGTCTTGCTCTATTATTTTATCTTGATCAATTAACTCTGATACAGGAATGAGATATCTTACATGTCCCCTATCATTAGGTTCTGTGTGTTCATACTCTTCCTTATAGTGTGGATTATGTCTCCACTTATACAATATTCTTTCTTTAGTTTCAGGCTCACATTCTTTACTACAGAATTCAGTATAAATATCTTGTTCCTTTTCTATTTCACTAGGGAAAAATGATATGTGTAATTCATCACTACCGTAAGGTCTATAAGCACACTTAGGTATAAATAAAGGATCATTAATATTTAACTTATTAAACTTATCTTTATGATGGTTTAAAACCTCTGCAGTAGCCTTTCTTCTATCAAATGGTTTTTTCTTAAGCATCTTTATCTTTTTTACTATTAAAAAATTCATCTCTCATTTTAGAAACAACTTTATTAAATACTACTTTTTCAGCATCAGAAAGTTTAGTATACCATTTAGAAAAGTCTTCTAACTTTAAATCCATGTATTCTTTTTTAATCTTTTCTTCAGTTTTCATAATTACTTAGTTAGAGGTGTAAGCATTTCTTTAATAGTCATCTTTTCAAACTCAGCTCTAAAGAAACTTAATCTATTATCACCATTTCTACATTTAAGAAAATGCATAACAAGAACTTTATCATTATCTATAACGTATTTCTCTGGTCCATAATATCTTATCTTTTGTTTAGCTGGTCTATTAATACCTACCAAAGTATCTGCATGTTGTAATAAAGCATCTGCTCCAAAAAGATCAGATTCTAAAATATAATTACCATACTTACCATCTTCATTTCTTTCCGGCTTATC